ATACTATATATGGATATCTATGTCAATTCAATGTGAGATTTATCACATTTTTCGGCGATTACACCGCGTTATATCAATAAATTTCAATTAATCGTCACTTTCTGTTATCATTGCTGAGCGTTATATTTCAATATTTGCACTAATCGATTCAATGTTGGGTTTGAATTGGCTGTGTTTCTTTAACATACTGCGCTTGGTCCACTGTGGATAGTGCGATAGTGCATTGTAGATAGCTATTGTTGTGCTGGTATAGGGCTTCTGTGCGCTGTGCGTTGGTGTAATCAGGCGGATCAATGGTCTCTCTGTATCATTGCAGGTCAGCGTGGGTGTAGAATCCTGATATTAATTTGGGTGTAGAATCGGATACCCTACGGGGTATGGTGTGTTGTCCACTGTGGACGGGATTTTAATAGGCTGGGTCTATGTTGCGGGCTCGACAAATCGACAAACTTCACTGGATGTTTCAATCGATACATTTAAATGTAGTGTGTTACGCATAGTAATCATGCACAAAGAGTGATATGTTGCGCTCCGTGATTCATTACTTTGAGTCATTGTCACGCAAAGTTATCAATAAAACAATACATTGTTCGTGCATATCTATGCAATTCATTCATATTGATATCTATTGAATCACATTGATACCCCCATGCATATCGATGACTACCTATCCAGAGTGGCGACAGAGGGGCGAAAGTGTAGGCAAAACATACTCTTATATCTGAGATGGCTGGCTCAGCAATAGGGGACGCCTACACTTTCGCCCCTCTACCTACACTTAGATGATCTTCGATCGATGAGCGCATAGATATAGGGCAATCAATCACTGACTCAATATCAGCAATCAATTGCCCTATCATCATTCAATCAGACAATGCATCAGTCGTATCAATACCCACATTCTTATGTGAGTCATTCACTGCATGCTCAATGAATTCCTCAATTGCCCGCGACCTATTGATTCCCACTCTATTGCAATAAGCATTCAATGCCTGCAATACATCAGGCGCCAATGTAACGCTAATGCTTTGTCGACGTAATACATTCAGCATGCCCAATGAATTCCCCTCCATGTCCACTGTGGATTCCACACGGCCCACACCATTCACCCCATGCCCTCTCAATTGACCGCTACGCCAATGTAGCCCTTTACCCCGTCACGAGTAGCAGACCTAAAAGGTAACTCGCTCACGGCCACTACAGCGGCGGCGAACGACTCATAGAAGCGAGCAGCCGACATCTGGTGGAACCCGTTGACAACAGACCACGTCGTGTACGCTTCATAAAAGACTGTCCGAGGGATATGCTGCGCGTTGGTGGGATGGCGGAATTCAACCCTTTCGTCAATGAATCCTCTCATACGTGGACATGAAAAAGACCCCTCGATTGAGGGGCCTAATTCAATCTCTGTTAGATGTGATACTGAATCACGTACCGTGCGACAGAATCGTCATGCAGATCAACCATACGCACAACCCAATTGCTGTGCAGGAACTTGACAGTCTCTTTCATGTACTTAGCGACAGCTAGGGAAGCGAAGCGATCGTACATGACCCAAATGAGTTCATCGTTGATGCCAGCATCGGCCGCTGCATCCTCCCTTAGTAGAGCAGCGTTTTCCCGCTCTTCCGAATAGTCCCGTTCATCGTTGTTGTTCATGATCTCTCCGTAGCTAGGCAAGCGAAGCTTTTAGGGTAGCATAGATAATTCAATGTATAGTGTGAGCTTTATCACAGTGCTACACTTCGTGGATGATGAACCTATCAGTTGCCGATGCTGCGCTATTGATCAATGACATTGCCTTGAGAGCAGGGACGGCTAGTGAGCTAGCAGCGATGTACGACGTCGATGTTGAAGAGCTACGCGTGTTTGCTGAGAACAACATGGATGCTATCAAGATTGCCAAGGAACATTATGAGCGCACTAGTGAAGAGACGGAAGTTACAGAACAACCTACTCCTACACAGCTTGATGATTTATGGATCACACAAAAATTTCAACGTTTATGGCGAATTCAAAAGATTGCAGAGCGTTTAGAAAAAGATGCGGGATATGACGCTATGGCAGCGAGGGAATTTAGAAGCTACTTAATGCTTGCTGCTAACGAACTAGGGCAGCTATTGCATAGGGGTTCCGGCGACTCGGGAACAGGCGATACTCTTTCCGTTGATATTCAAGGCGTAGATATGGATGCGTTGCGATGAGTGAACATCAAGGCAGAAAATGTGGTTGCCCGATTAATGCACAGCACAATATTAATTGTGCGGTAATCACAAATGCATTGCAAGACCACTTAGGACGTTGTGGGTGGCGCAATGATATGCGTGATTGTGCGCAGTTAGAATTGCACATTGCTAGGGCTGAATGGAATGTAAATGGTGAACACACTACAAAGCAAGACTAAGCATACAGGCAAGCGCCATGAGCATATTTATAAGCCTAGGGGAGGCTGTAAAGAAGTATTTGAATGTCGGGATGAGGAAGTATTAGTCTCTGGTCCGGCAGGTACAGGCAAGAGTCGAGCATGCCTTGAGAAAATTAACATGGTCTGCCTGCTCACACCAAACGTTAGGGCTTTGATTCTACGTAAGACGTTGCGCTCTCTCGGGTCTACAGCCCTTGTGACATGGCGCAATTTTGTAGTCAAGGAAGCGCTAGCTACCGGAACCGTTGTTTACTATGGAGGTAGCTCGCAGGAAGCGCCACAGTACCGGTATAAGAATGGCTCTACTGTAACAATTGGTGGTTTGGATAATCCGACACGTATCATGTCGTCAGAATATGACATTGTTTATGTGCAGGAAGCAACAGAAATAACTATCGAAGATATTGAAATGATTAAGACTCGATTGCGTAACTGGACAATCGGCTTTCAGCAATTAGTTATGGATTGTAACCCTGGCAGCGACAAGCACCCTTTGAAATTGCGGTGCAATGACAAGGCTTGCAAACTTATTGAGTCACGCCATGAGGACAATCCTCGCTTATTTGATTATGAAGGGCAGTTAACTAAACAAGGTAAAGTTTACATTGGTATTCTTGACAAACTCACAGGTGTTCGTTACAAGCGTCTTAGATTGGGCTTGTGGGTTAGTGCCGAAGGTGTCATCTATGAAGAATTCGATCCTGCGTACCATGTGCTTCCATGGGAATTTAATGAAGATGGTAAGCCGTTACCTTTGCCGGAAGAATGGCCTAGGTACTGGTGTATTGACTTTGGCTATGTGAATCCGTTTGTGCTCAAATGCTATGCCCTAGGTCCGGACAATGAATTGTACATGTATCGAGAAATATACATGACTGGTCGCACAGTAGCAGAGCATGCACAGACGATTATGGATATTGTTACACGCAAGGAAGTAAAAACGTGGTACGACCATTTCAATAAGGTAGAGCGCACACAAGAATCAATTGTGTGGAATGAACCAATGCCGATATCTATTATTTGTGACCACGACGCGGAAGGCAGACGTACTTTCGAGAAAGCTACAGGACTTGGCACAGTTACAGCCATTAAGAATGTCAATGATGGTATTGATGCGCACAAAGAACGTTTACGCCTTGATGATGATGGTTTGGCCCAGTTTTATCTCATGGCTGATGCACTGGTTGAGCGTGACAATCACTTAGCAGAATTGCTATTACCAACTTGTACACAAGAGGAATATGGTTCGTATGTGTGGAAAGTTGACACTAATGGGCGCAAACAAGATGAGCCCGTAAAGCGTGACGACCATGGGCTAGACTGCGATCGCTATATGACAATGTTTTTGGACTATAAAGGCAAAGCGCGAGTAACTATACTGAATGCGTAAGGAGCTAGCCGTGGTTTCTGTAGGAATGGATACGCCCTCGATTGGCGAAGTGGTTCTGCTCAAGCTTGCTAGGGTGATGAGTAAGCGAGAGAACAAAGCACGGAACGCTCGAACATGGTTTCAAGCAACGATTAAATTATTGATGCATGTCGCTGGCTTTGCATGCTTGACTTATGCCGGATTTACGTTTAGCCTCGCGGCAGGTTTCGTGGTTGCGGGTTTGTCGTGCTTCACGTTGTCGTGGCTCACTACGGCTGACTCGCCTACACCGCCAGCAACACGTGATCCCATGCTGCGATAGGAGGTGATTAAATGCAGAATTTGGTAAACAAAGTTGCTACCTCTTTTCGCACTGTTAGAAATGACGCACCGGTTCCTTACGTTTCCAGTGGCGCTAGTCTTTCATCGGGTACCGATCCAATCAATACCAATGCCCAACGTGCGTATGATGCTTACGGTAGTGTTGGCACGCTGTTTGCAATTGTGAGTCAGGTAGGTAATGCATTCGCCAAGACTCCTTGGCGACTGTACCGAAAAACCTCTGTGCGTGATGAGTCCAGGCGCCAGGAAGTATTGACGCACGGATTTTTGGACGTGTGGAATCAGCCCAATGAGTTCTATACAGGTAGGTTGTTCCGCGAGACAGTGCAACAACACCTTGACTTGGTTGGCGAAGGTATCATTGTTCTTAATATGGTTGGTAATATTGTTGTTGAAATGTGGCCAGTACGGCCGGATAGAATCAAGCCGGTCAAGCATCCGACCAAATTCCTTACTGGGTATATGTATTGCTCTCCAGACGGCGAGGAAGTTCCGCTATCTAAAGAGCAAGTAATTCACATCAAGTTACCAAATCCAGCAGACCCCTATCGCGGAATGGGGCCTGTGCAATCAGTGCTGAATGATATCGATGCGGCAAAGTACGCGGCTGAGTGGAACAAGAATTTCTTTATCAATGGTGCGCAACCAGGTGGAGTCATTAAGATTGACTACCGCATGGGTGACGATGAGTTCAAACAATTCATTGATCGCTGGCGCCAGCAACATCAAGGCGTAGCTAATGCTCACCGCGTGGCAGTGCTTGAAAATGCAGACTGGATTGATACCAAATTTTCAATGGAAG